TCAGGAAGCGCTCCTAGCTCGCCTCTAGGCCATTTAACCCGGAACTCGCTGTTCATCTCGATGTCGTGTTTAAGGCGTATTAATTCGAGTTCTAGCGCGCTTATACGGTTGACTATGACGGAGTATGACCAGACGGCTGTAGCGACGCCTAGGACGACCTTAATCGCGAAGGCGGCGTTTGCTTTGATCTGTGTTGTTTCGTCAAGTTTCATGCTTGTTTAAAGATTCTGAGTCGTCTTGTACCTCGTCTGTAAGACCCGCTATAAACGCGATATTAACGTAGTCTTGATCGGTCGCTACTTCTTTACCCCATTTAACCATCTTGTCGTGTGTATCGTCGTCCATTTCGAGTTCTAAGTCGTAACACGTTACTTCGGTTTCTTTGACGACTTTGATTGTGGGTAATGGTTTTGTCATTGCTTCGTTTATTAAAACGACGTTGAGTCCCGGTCTTCTTCGTCGTCGTTAATCTCGTCGTCTAGGTCGATGTCTGACTCGAAGCTTACATCGTCCAAAGGATCGATTAGGTAATCCATCTTGACGAGTTCAAGCGTACCGATAATGGTTGCGTGATTGAGGTCAAATTCAAGACGAAACTTATTAACGACGCCTTGAAGCTCAAATAAAAAAGCATCGGTTTGATCGTTGATATTCATGGATTTATGAAACACTCGTAAAGTTTAGGGTTGACATTTTGAAATATTGTGTAAAATACATCTATAGGCGTTACAGCCTTAATCGCGTTATTAACGCGTTGGAAATTCGAAACAAACGAACCGCTTACTATGGAAACCGTTAGGATTGAAAAGTTTAAAACGGATCGTTTGGAAAGCGGCGTTATAAACGCGTTATAAACGCCGTTAGAACCAAACGTGTTCATTATGACGTTTTCCACCTAAAGCGGAGTTCATAAAGCGTTCTAATTCTTTATCCATCAGTTCGTTCCTTCTGTCGTTCATTTTCAAGTCGGCGTTAGACGCCATTTGCTCGACCCAATATCCTATAGCGATTGCAAGCGCGTCTAACCTATCGTCTTGAAGAAGCGCTCCCTTGTCGGCTGTAATACGACTTAATTGATGTATTAAAGTGTACTTCGTTTGCTGTTCAATAGGGTAGGAAAGTACGCTTTGATAGTCGTCTTTAACGACGTTTAAATCGACGATTAACCTATGCGCATTCATAACGGGTTCCATCGTGTCAATAATACGTCTTTCCTTTTGGATGTTGTGTCGAACCTCGTTCATGGTGACAGGGTGAACGGCGTTTATAACGGGCTTGAAAAGCTCGCTAAACATACCGTCTCCAAAGTTCGATTCGACAATAACTTCGTTGACCTTATATCGAGCGGCTAGGAGAGCGAGTTGTTTAAGAACGTTTTCACCGTATCCACCACGAATACCGCCACAGGCGTGTACGAATAGAAACCCGTTTAACATCTTAACGACGGCATAACCTGTTTCATCTCTACCCCGTCCCGAAGGATCGATCGCCATGACGGAGCCTGTGTAGTCAACCATCTCGCCTAGAGCTTGAAAGGGACGATGAAAGCGATCCCCGCTAAAGCCGACGTTAGGAACGTCGTTTATAACTTGTTCAGGACTGGACGCCCAAACGTACTTCTCACACGCCACATCGTTGTCTAAGTCGGTAATGATTAGATCGTTGATCTTTAGTGGGTATCTGTCAGCGTCGCTTAATCGCGGGTTAAGCATGAACTGAAGTGCGTACCCGGAACGTCCGTATGAAAGCTTTCGTTCTTCAAGGTCAATATCCGTAAAGCGTAAAGGCTCGGTTGTGTGTCCGATGTTAGATTCCGTCACAGACGCCACTAGGAACGGCGATAGGGCTTCTTCGTATGTCTTGGTATTCACATCGCTTGAAACGTACTCTGAAGGCCATATACGCGTGTTGTAGCCCCGTTCTCTTAGTTTTGTGTATATGGAGTCCTCGCATTGAGGTGTACCGAGAAAGATGATCCTAGAGTCGTCTAGGGGCTTTACAATGGCGTCAAACTCTTTGACTTGATCGGATAGCTTATCCCGCATCCCTTGGGTTGCTGAGTTGTTCGCTACCTCGATGTCATCAGCGACGATTATGTCGGCACGACTACCCGTCAACTGTGACGTTATACCAAGCGATTTAACCGATGGTGCGTGTGAAGCGGGAGCAGGGCCGACGTCAAAGCTGATCTTAGAAAAGCGTTGTCCGTCCTTTGGCTTGAGTCCTGCGAGTATTGGTAGTTCGTTGATAAGACGTAATGTAAATGTACTAAAGTCATCAGAACGCGTTTTAGACGCCGATACCACAAGGATGTTAAGTGCCGGGTTTAGGTACAACTGATGAACGACATAAGCCGAACACAGCCACGATTTACCGACGCCTCGAAACGCTTGTATAACGGATCGTTTAGGGCCGCCTTGTAGGTACTGACAGATGTCGTATTGAAGCGGCGTTGGGTCGGGTAGTCCTAGATGCTTCCAACAGATGTATACGAAGTTACGAAGGTCTCGTAGTTCGTCAGGTATGTTGCTCATCAGTTCGACTGACGCATCGCTTCCTTGTCGTCATCAGACGCTTCAAACGGCAGAACTTCAGCGAGGTTACCAAGCGGTGATCCTTGTTCGGTAACGGATATAATAGCGTTATCTTTTAAGAACTGTCTGGAGCCGTTAAGGATAGCGGCGTTGTAGTCGCCTGTTTCCCGCATCTCAAGGATTGCTTCCTTGTAGACATCAGCGGTTAAGATTTGTAGTTGTTCTAGTTGTTCTCGTTTCTTCATAATAGTTGTTACTTCCCTACGCGTTTTAAGGCGAGATTATGAGCTTGTGTAAAGTTGCGTCCCTTTTTCATCTCCGTCTCCATCAACTTCATGTGTTTCTTAGAGTGATGCTTGGAGTGACGTTTAAGGGTGAGCTTTTGTCTTTTGTTCATCGTACGATAGTTACGTCGTTAAGGCGCGATCCTACATTGAATAAAGAGGTGTCTATGTATAGGTCGTTACCGTTGGTTAATGTTGTGTGTGTGTGAAAAGTTACGTAGTCCTGACCGTCGCCTACAGCTTGTCGCTTTTGAAAGTGTATGGTGTTATCTGCGGAGTAATGACGAATACGGAAGAAGTCTCCTGTCGACACATTACCCGCTGTAAGTACTTTAGTAGCGCCTACCCATCCTGAACCGTTGTAATTTAAAACCAAACGAAAGGGATTGATGTCCGCAAAGTCTACATCGGAGTAGGTTAATCCGACTCTAATCGGCGCTTGAGCTATTTGAAACTGCACATAACCGTCGGAGTTTCCTCCAATCGCTTGAACGCTTGATGCTCCCGCGTTGTATCCGGCTGATCCGCTTATCTTCTCGATCGTGCCTCCGGCATATACCTGTACAGAACCACCTGAGATCGCGCCTTGAAACACAGAAATACTTGATATTGAACGCGTTCCGTGAAGCGTATCTAATCGTATTCCTGCCATTGCGTGATCGGCAACCGTGTATTCAACAAAGCCGGGAGAAGGTGGGATTTGCACAACATTACCGTGCATATTACCGTCTGATTTAACGAGCCTGAAACCCGCGTTACCTGTGTTCGTATCGTAGCGTTCTACTTTAACAATGATCTTTGTGCCGATAGCTAACGGGCTACTGAACATTTGTTGTAGTGCTACAGCCCCGTTTAAACCGTCAACACGCCCAAGCGCTAATTGATCGGCGTCTAAAGTTCCGTTTTGCAATACCCAATTCGTAGGAACGTCTCCTGTAACGCTACTAAAATCGCCGTTGCTAATCTTCTCACCACTTAGATTGATCTCGCTTATATTCGTCCAATTAACGGTCTCAGACGACATACTACCGTCTCCTGAACTCGATCCACCGCCGTTTTCTAACGTGACCAGACGCGCAGTAAGCGCCGCCATAGTCGTGTCCTTTAGCGTCTTATCGTTTTCTAACTGCAATAACTGAGCGTCTTTAGCTATCTTATCAGTTTCAAGTTGAATCAGTTTAGCGTCCTTTAAAAGCTTATCGCTTTCTAAAAGATTAATACGGGCTTCTTTAGAACCGAGTTTAACGTGCGCTTGAGCCGCTGATGAATGCGTTCTTGTTAGAGCTTGTCGAAGCTGTTCGGAATCTCTGCGTCGAGGAAGTGGCATGGTTCAGCATTTCCAACGACGTAGCGCCAGAGCCTTTCTAGTTGGTCGTCCTTTGCTGTCTTTCATCGGGCCTTTAACGCCGCCCATACGCGCACAGAACGACCGCTTACGACCGCCTCCACCCGGTTGAGGGGCTTTGAGGTTCGATCCTGTCTTACTGTTGTAATACGCCCGTCCTTTCGCGGTTAAGCCGCCTTTCTTGGACTTGTGTTCTTTACGTAGTGATACTCCTTTACGCTTCACTTCTTCGGAAAGCCTTTCTTCATATTACTGTAAGCCTTCGAAGAGACTGTTGATTTACTTTTAGGACGACTTATACCGAGTTTACGGCGTCGGTTCATGTTTGCGTATAATCCTTTTCTTTTCATCTTTTCATTAGCATCTCCATCATGCGATCTAGTTTTGAGTTAATTTCTTTTACCGTTATTTCCAACCCGCTCATGCGGTTTTCAACGGCGTTATCACGTTCACGTTGTGAAGCTAGTTCGACCTCTATCTTAGTCAGACGGTCTTCGTCCTTTTCCAAACGGTCAGAAAACTTCTTGAATATCCACCCAAAGACGCCCATAGCGATCGCTAAAAGCGTGTCTAGGAAGTGGGAGATTTGTTCGGTCATGACGTTATGCGAGAGTGAGTAGTCGTGATTGCCATACATTAGGTGGTTAGAAGGATTAATTAGTGAAGGGGTACCCAAGATCCGCCTGCTCGTCCGTAGAACTTATTAGCGGTGGTGTTGTAAATCATTTCGCCATCGGTCGGACTCGCTATGTCAATCATTTGAGTAGTAGTCATACGAGGCATAATCATGCCTCCAGTTGTTGAAGCTACTTCGAGGGGCGCACTAGGACTCGCCGTTCCAATCCCGACTTTTCCTGCGGAGTCGATAGTCAGCTTATCCGAGGCTCCCCTTGTTATATGTGCTTTATTATTTGCATCGATATAAAGCCTTAAACTATCGATACCTACACCTCCAGCATGACCCAACAGAAGTCCGCCGAGATTGCTTGAATCCCCGTCGAGATGTAAGACAGCTGAGGGACTATCCGTTCCAATCCCGACCTTGCCGTTTCGGTCAATACGCATTGCTTCTATTAATGGATCGCCACTTGTACCGCCTTGATGTACCTCGAAAGCTAGTCCTACATTATTTGAGTCCACATCGGTCTGTACCGCTGTAATTGCCGCGTGTTTACCTCCTGCTCCTGTTAGAGCGGTAAAAGCTACCGAGCCGCCTTTATTACCACTTCCTTCTGTCGTATTACTTTTAATTAATAAACCGACTTGACTAAAATCGTTTGTACTAAGTGAGTATGTACCCGCATCTGTTTCTACAGCTAACTTTGCATCAGGACTCGCCGTTCCAATCCCGACATTTCCAGTTGTCTGTATGTTAAAAATAGAATCACTTGTACTTACCTTACCAGATGTAATCGAACCGTCTTGTATCTCACTATTGGTCACGGCGTTAGTAGCGATCTTAGCGGTCGTAATCGCGTCATCTTGTATCTTAGCGGTCGTAATTGCGTTATCATCAATCTTGTCGGTTGTTAAATTACTTGTCACAGGAACCGCATAACCGCGTTGTACAACAACAATAGCGGCGCTCGTAGGAGGCGCGCTTGTAAAGGTAATAGTGTTCGCGTTTGCATCGATCGCATAAGCGGTTGTAGGCGCTTGTAAGACGCCGTCTATAGCGACTTCATACATTGTGTCACCATCGAGGTTAATCGCGGGACTAAACGTAAAAGCGGTCGTGGTGTTGTCGCCTGTAAAGGTGTACTTAGATGATACGGTTGATGATCCTGTAATCGTGTTACTGATTTGAGTATCGACATAGTTCTTTGTAGAAGCGCTTTGAACAAGGGTAGGGTCAGTAACGTTTACAAGCTCCTGAGACTTTGCATCCCATTTTGTAGTGTCACCAACTTTCTTCTGAAGAGACAGGTCGTTCATAGCCGCGATCTCTTCGTTTAAATACAAGTTATGCAGATACGACTTATCGAGTTCAGTCTCGTTTAAAACCGAACCATTAACGAAGTTTACAAGCGGTGCGTCTGAATCGGCGTTTGAATCGCGTTTAACACGCACGACTTGTCCGGCGGTTATACCGCTTGCCACACGGACGCGTTTGTCAGGCGACGTTTGAATCGAGTAGTTAGACGACGCTAAAACTGATCCATCGACCTCTACAACGATATGTGACGCGTCGAGAAATGGGAAGTTAAACACGAAGCCATAAGCGGCGTCACTCGAATCGAGTTGTGCCGACGTTGCGGTGTAGTCGTTAAATGTATTTGCCATGTTATTTTATTTATTGAGTTGGTTTAGAATTGCAGGAGCGACGCCAGAAGCTTCACCACTCCTTTCGTACTTATAATTAATTAACTGTTCTAGAGTCTTATAGCGACCATACTTTTCAAACTCCGGTGTATTTTCTTCGTTTTCTTCGGTAGAAACGAATGACTGTTGGAGTTCTATGTCGTCAAGAATGTCGTTCTTAACGTCTTTGTGATAGCTTCGGAATATTGAGTTGAGACTCGAAATAGCGGGGTTAGTAAACTTACCGGGAGTGTCGCTCGGTATCGCCCCTTCATCCACCCACGCTTTAAAATCTTCGTTGTTAATTTCGTTGTAGATGTCTTGTTTTACGTTTGTCTCTCTAAGTTGTTTATTGAAAGTATAAAGCAGTGTGATGCCGTCTTCGTTTGTAAACTGGGTCATATTAATACCTCCCATTAAAAACGTTGGTTGTTCCATTAAATCGCCGTACACATCTTTGTTTCGGAGTTCGGTAAACTCATCTCCTTCAGTAATCCTTCCCGGTGCTAGACGTGTAAATTGTTGAGCGCCTGTTCGGGTTGATTCTAAATCTTCTCCAAAGTCGTCTGTCTTGTAGTTTTTAGGGCCGTTTCCAAACGCTTCGTAATACGCACGGTCGAGAAAGCTACCACCACGTAAGTCGATGATTTTACCATCCGATTGCGCCCATTTACTTGTCTTCTTAATTTGCGAGGGCGTAAGGTTGAACGAGTTACCAAGCCCCGAAATAGCTCTCATACGTATTTCTTTCGTACCCGTCAGGATATGCTCCACCGTCTTCGCTCCTTGATTGGCTGGCATGTCTTGGAATGTTGCCACCATTGAGCTTTTAATAACGTCAAATAAATCTTGGTTGTCGCTGAGTATCTTCTGTCCTGTGCGTTTTTCTTCTATTTTATACGAGAGCCACGTACGAACGTCAGCACCAACTACCAACGCTAAATTGATAGGTATCCAATCTTTAACGGATATACCAAACACCGTTTGGGGCGGTTTGTAACCCGGTGAACCTTGAACGCCTTCGTGTGCTTTACGCTGGTCTTCGTTCATCCACGCGTTCGTTCCTTGCGTGTCGTTACTCGACATTGCATAAGCAAAGAACGTCGCGCCTAAAGCCGCATCCGCATAAGCATCCCTGTTGTATTCAATCCGTCGTTCGTCGAGTGTTTTTAGTTTTTCTTGAAGCCCTTTAATCGCTTCTTCAGCGTCCGCTTTATCCGAGGCGCTTGTCTCAGGATTGTTAACTGTGTCCGTGAGTCCTGCCAAATCGGTTTCAACGTCCTGCATCTTACCCTTGTACGGGTTGCGGTACTTTTGGATCGCTGTGGAACCGCCGTAAGTAATCGGAGCCGCCGCTACTCGTCCCATCATACCGAATCCCCGCATGATAACACCGAAGTAGGGAACAAGCGTTCGTACCGTCCATCCAAAGCTAGGGTGATCGATAGGTTGTTTAAGAACGTTATTTGCCTTCACAATCGTTTCAGCTAAAGGCACAGCAATTTCGCTTGGATCGCGATCTGCTACGTTCGCCATAAAAAGAAGCTGACGGTTTGTTTTATCGACCGCCATAGCCCGTTCGCCTATTGAGCTTAATACGCGTAGCCCGTCCGACTCCGTCCAATAAGAATCAAATATAATCTTTGCTTGCTTCTGAGTAGACGCCCAATCGCCTTTGTGAGCGGGGTTTAGAGCGGCCTCTTGAAGCGCTTCCGCCCATAGGTTGGAATGAATCAACGGACGTCTAAATCCGTCATCAACGCCTTGAATACCACGCGCGCCAAGAGATAATGCCCACGTCGCCCAGTTACCTATAGGCAACGATTTAGCTACGAAGTTCTTCCATTGGGATTCTGTTTTTATTCGAGCTTCAACACGGCGTCTTGCTTCTTTCAACTTACGTTGACTACCTAGAGGCTTACTAACGTCAACGTCGTCAATCATACGTCCCCTTCCGCCTGTACCGCCTGTGGCGCTTTCGAAATCTCTCATGGTGCGTCCCATTGACTTAAAGAGTTCTTTGGCGTGGGTTTTCTTAAAGAAGTCGAACATTTTAAACGCCGCCGCTACTTCAATATTAAAGTTAAGATTAGCGCGACTTAATGTCATACCGCTCTTAGCGTCTTTGCCTACGGCCTTTCTGAATAAGTCCCCGACAATATCCATTAAATCGTTCGTCCAAGCGGCGGGAGGGCGAATAAATTGCTTACCAATGCCGGAAACACCTGTAACCACACCAGCGAGCGATGAAGGTACTTGGTTAATAAGTGACAACTGTCGAGCGACTAACCAGTTTTCCGCCAATGAATCGACACCGAATTTTTGGTTCTTTTTAGCAATGTCGTACATCGCTTGTTCAGCGCTGGCTAAGATACGAGCGTTGATACGCGCTTCGATCTCGTCTTGTTTCGCCTTTGTTATATCCCTGACTTTAGCCCTCATACGCGATTTGGACTCTCGGATTTTCTTACGTAATTCATCGGAAGCTTTAGGCTTTGTCGGCCCTTTAGGCTTTGGATCAGTCGCCGCCCTCATCTCGCCTACGACTCCCCGTGCTTCCATCTCTACGGTGTCTGCAAATTCCTTTTCCAACTTGGCTAACAGGAGCGCTTCTTTCTCGGCGTCTCTATGCCATTTTAACTGCGCTTCTTTCTCGGCGATAACAGGATGCTTCTCAGGTTTAGGTTTATTAGCGGCGGCTTCAGCGCGCGCTTCAACGGCGTCCATGTCGCCGAACCGTTCCCGTGCTTCTTTTAATTCCTTGTCGAGACGCGCTATCTTACGTTGATGTACCTTTGCCGCTTGTTCGGCTTGGAACTCAGGCGTCATTTCTAAACGCGCTCTATCGATTTCACGAACACGATTCCTCATGTTCTTTTTAAGAAACGCTATATCTTCGTTAAGCTTCTCAATACGTCCAGGAGCTTTGTTATCCGTCTTAGTGGATTTAGTTATTTCCGCCCTTTGAGCGCCTACTGGCCCCGTTTCCAACGCAAGAAGTCTGTTACGCTCTGCTATCTTCTTATTAAGTGTTATCGCTTCCTGACGCGCTTCCTTATGGAATTTGATCTGCGCTTCCTTCGCGACTATGTCGGGATGCTTCTCTTTCTTAGGTGCGCCTTCAACGTCGTCTTTTACTAACGCGCTGTCGTCGCCAAATTCTTTACGTAATTGTTCAAGTTCCTTGTCTAACTTCGCTATCTCTTCGTCATGGAGTTGTGTTGCTGTCTTAGCTTCTTCCTTGTCTATACGTGCTTGGTCAATCTCACGCACACGGTCACGCATGTTCTTACGAAGGAATGCGATGTCAGCGTTTACTTTCTCCAACTTACCCGGCGTCTTACTCGGCCCTTTAGGCTTTGGTGATGTCTCGTCACGCTGTGCGCCTAGACGTCCTGTCTCTATTTTAAGTAGACGGTCACGCTCTTTAAGGCGTTCGCCTAACTTTATGGCATCACGCTCGTTAGCTTCGTGAAAACGTATACGCGCTTTAAGATCGGCGACCTCCTCGCTTGATTCTTGCTTCTTAGCTTGTTGTTGAAGCGTGAGTTTAGAGTCGTCCCCAAAGCGGTCTTGTAATTTCTTTAAGCGTTTCTGTAGACGTACTTTCTCTTTCGCTTCTAACTTCTCTACACGCTTCGGATCTTTCGTCGCCTCTTCTTCGATGTTACGACGTTTATGATCCTTTACAGCTTGCTTATGAATGTCCTTACCTTGCTTACGTAGATTAGGACTCACTTCCAGCACTTGCTTATACAGATTATCTAGCTCGATACCGTCTGCTTCTTCTAACGACTCACGAAGTCCTCGTTCTAACTTAGACCACGCATCGTCTTGAAGGAGTGCCTCGTTGCTTTTCTTGGTCTTCCACCAATCCGCTGAAGCTATTTCCTTTTGAGACTGTGTAGTACGTCCACCCATAGCGCGTACGGGATCGCGTACTTGATCGTTTAACTTGCGGATAAAGCGTACGACATCTAAGGCTTCTTCAATTACGTTGGTATCGCCAATGCCTTGGCCTTTCTTACCGCCTTTGATGCTCTTTAAATAATCGTCACCTAATAGTCCGTAGAGTTTTATAAAATGTTCGTCGTATAACTTTCGAGATTCAAGCCCGATATTAGGAAGTTCAATCGATCCTTCTTCTTGGGGCTTCATTCCCTTCAAACGTTTCTTTAGTTCTTCTAACTTCGATTCATGTTCGGGCAGATCGACAGTCGGTTGCTCTGGCGCTTTAGGCTCTTCCGTCTTTTTTCTTAACTTCTCCTCTGCTTCCTTTAGTCTTTTTTCCCGCGCTTCTAATGCTTCAGTATCTTTAAAAAACTTATTTTGCCCTATTACTTCTGGTAGTGCTTCATCATCTCCTTGTTTAAGTTTATCTTCAGTTACTTTATTAACAACGGAATCGCTACTAGGGCCTCTACTACCGTCAGGGTTTAATTCGTAAGTAGTAGTTCCTTGATATTTTCCCTCGTGCCATTTAACGACAACTTCAACAGGGCTTCCTTTATCGTCTACACCCTTCCATGAACTTGTCTTTACTTCTACGCCCGATTCGCCTTTAGCTTCTGTAGTGGTTTCCCATTGTTCTTTAGGCGCTGTTACTTCGGGTTCCTCGACGGTTGGCTCTTCTGTTTTAGGTGCGGTAACATCAGGTTCTTCAACGGTCGCTGTTACTTCAGGTTCTTCAACGGTCGGTTCTTCCGCTTTAGGCGCGGTTACTTCGGGTTCTTCAACGACGTCTTTAAGCGGTTGTGGGTTAGCTTCACGATCCTCGATCATCTTGTTACCGACTTCGATCTCTTCCAGTCCTTCTTCCGCCATCTGTTTGACTTGGTCGAGTTGTTTTATCTGCTTCCTCAGTCCAAACTTTTTACGTGCCGCTACGGCGTTGGCGCGCGGGTTTCCTTTAAGTAAAGCCTTTTTGTTAAGCTCTGCGAGTTCGGCTTCAAGCGTAGCTTTTTGAGCGTCTACATTATTGACGACACGTTGCGTAGCCTGAACCGCTTGGTCGCGTCCCCACGCCCCTGACTTACGCCATAAACTCCACAACGACCCAGTACCTTTAATAGCGAGGTTCATACCACCGCCTGCCGCCATTGAAGATAGATAGTCGTATTCGTTACGGTTCTCGACCTCGTTCATCATGACCGCAAGTTCTTGACGAAAGATCGATTCAGCTAATCCGAGAGTAGCGCCGCTTACGACTGTTTTAGTTCCGTTTAACATGACGGTTCGAGCCTTCGCTCCAAACGCGTCACCTACGGCAGGTTGAGCAAATTGGAATATCTTACGACCTTCTACGAACTTTTGAACGGGGGATATACCGAAAGCAAAAGTCGACCAAAGTTCGGATGCGTGAGTGTCGTCTGTTTGTTTACCTTCGCCGTCTAGTTGAATGCCGTAATACTTACGAACTTCTTGTCCGAGAAAGTTTCCTGTCATCCATGTTAGACCTTCCGTACCTACCATCGCCGCCCAACCTAAAGGATTCGACCAAAATGCCGGATTTGTTTTGGTTCCTCGATTCACCCACTTTAAACCACCGAGATATTTTTGAGCCGCCATTGTGCCGGAAATACCGACGCCCATCTCCACGCCCATACTCTTCAACCAAGAGGATACTTTCCCTTCGTCGATTTTGGCTTGTTTCTGAGCTAGTTCGATGTCGTATTTTAACTGATCAGAAGCTCTAAGTACGTCGGCGTTAATATCAACAGGATCGCTTTTCCCCGGTAACACATAATCCGAGACAGCGCCTGTTTGGCGATCTTCGTCATCAAGTGCTTGTTGAAACTGTTCTTCGAGGCTACTCATATATTAGAGGCGTTCGCGATTCTGAAAGAGATTGAACTGTGCGAACTTAAATGTGTCTAAGTCGTCTTCAGAGAAAATTCCGTAAGGAACGTACTGCTTTTGAATCTTACGTTCTTCAGCGTTTAAAGGTTCGTTATCAAAGTCTTTTTTAACGACGGCTCGCCACTCTTCAACTTTCTCACTCAATTCTGTAACACTAGAAAACAAACGTACATCGTCAACATCTAAACGTGTTTTGGCTAATATCTCAGCGTTGCGCTCGCTAAACCCGTTAGGGAAACCGTAGTTCCATAGAGACCTCGATAAGTGACCAACGCCTTTCGCCCCCTCTTTAATCATCGCTTCTCTGTCTGTAAGAACGTCTTGAATAGTTGCGCCCTGTTGACTAGGGTCGTCGATTACAGCCAATGACCTATAAGTAATCGTGTCATTGAAAAACCCTTTATCAATACCTTTAGCGGATACCATTGACTGTAAAACACTTGTGCCGGGACTCGCTTTCTTAAACTCGCCGTCCGTCTCACTTACATACCCTTCGGGTTTAAGAGCGTTTATACTGCTATCATAAATACGTTGGAACCTGTCGACTTGTTGTTGAATCAAAAGTTGTTGATGACTGCTTATATCTGAAGCGCGGTCTTCTTGCGTCTCAAACGTCGTGTACTTTTCTTTGCCTCGGTTTCTAAGTTCCCGCTGTACGTAATCAATCATATCCCGTTGATAATCGGCAAACAAAGTATCCATAAAACCTTTTTGTCTGACATTTCGAATAGCGTCTACACGTTTCTTTATTATTCCTTTTAAATCGGTTGAAACGCTTTTATAAGCAGGTACGTCTTTCACGAATAAACCTTGTAGAGATTCCACTTGCGCTTTTTTTAATTCGGGGAAAGTTTCAAAGTTACCCTCTTCGCCGAGCGACGCTTTATACTCTTCGATCGTTCCGTCATTCTTCTCGGCCCACTCGCGGTATCCGGCTTCAAGAGCGTTCTTCTCCTCCGGCGAGGTGACCACGCGCTTACGTAAGGTTAAGTCCGTGAAAGTCTTACGCCGCGTGGATGTCGTTCCGAAAAATATCTGGGAAGCGTTGTCGCCAAACGAAGTAGACCGTTGCCTTAAAACCTGTTCGTAGTCACCACTTGGATTATTAGACTCTTGTAACTCGCTAACTACCTCCTCGATCTCCTCGCTTCCCATACTCAACATGCCGAGAGTTTGGCGGACTCCTGTCCATATTTGATCGGGGACTTCTCCGCCATTATCAAACGAGTTTAAGTTCATTAAGTCCGTGGCCCACCGTCCTGTAAACTCTTGCTTCTGCGACGCTATAGAGCGTGTGGCTTGCGTCTTACGAGCGCTGGTTAAATCCGCATAAAGTTGATTCGTTACGCGTCTCGCTTCGCCTGTGTTAAAGACCCGACGACCGCCTATAACGGTGTCTTCCATCGCATTTAACATATTGTCAGCGTCGTCAAGACGTCCTTCTACGATAAGCGTCTTAACACGTGTGCCTGTCTCTTTAATGATAATCGAATTACGAGCGGCTTTGTCAGTAATCCCGCTTTGTTTCATCAACTCTTCGCGGCCTTTGATAATTTCTTTTAATCCGACAACATCAAGAGGAAGGGCTTCGCCTTCAGCGTTTACCCGTCGTTGTGTTATATCGTTAAGCTGTAGCGAATATTCTTCCGCTTGTCCGTCCTCGATAAAGGCGTCTTTCTTCTTATCGTAAGCCGCGAGCATATCCGCCTTGAACGGCCCTGTGATCGAGTTCCATACGACAGAGGCTCCGTCGCTTGACGCGGCTTCCTCACCGATCTGTCCTGAGAAATCTTCCCACTTCTTTTTAGTAAAGTCATCGACCGCTTGTAAGAACGATGCGTTGTCTTTGTATTTCTCAACGTCCAACAAAGCGTCTGACTCCGCTTTCATAGCGGGTAGTAAATCGTTGTTCACAGCGCGTTTGATAAGCGTGTTACGAAACGCACGGTTACGGTTCTCGATGCCTAAAACTTGAGACAATGAACCACCGCTACTACCTTTGCCTTTGATCTTGTCCATGACATCAGCGTCAGCGACCTTTAAAGCTTCGTCCTGTCCGATAGCAGTTTCAACACGGGCGATCCCTGCGTAATTCTCTAGTATCGGATTGATCTTCGATAAGGACGCCGCTAAGTCCATCATCTTATTACTTCCGGCTTGTTGCACCGCCACGCTGTATTGACCGCCGCTTCTAACTGTAGGCTGTAAGCCGGGAGCGTCGGGAAGGTCTTGTACTTGTACTCGTTGTGCCATTATGAATTAATTTCTTTACTTAGTGCTAATCCCGATCGATACCCACTTAATCCGCTTTCTGCGACGTCTAAAGCGCCGCTTAAAAAGCTGGGTCTATTGATCGGTCTGTTAATGTCGATTTGTCTATTTTGAGTGCGGAACCCTGCATCGGTTAGAGCGAGTCCCGTCTGTAAATCTCTCATGTCTTGCTGTCTGGAAACGCCCATCTTATACGCCGCCTCTTGACGGGTGTAATCGTCGATAAGAGCGTCAACAGACAATCCTGCTACACCCGCTTCTCCTGCGCTTGTGGTCGCTCTGGCACGTGCTTCACGCGCTTTCATGGCAACGTCCGCAAGCTCACGATTAGTCGATTCCTGTTCCTGCGCCTGACGCATACGAATAGAACGTTGTTCTTGCATCGCGCGTTGGCGTTCGGCTTGAGCCGCTTGTGCTTGATAACGCGCTTGTTGCTTCGCTTGTTGGCGTTGGCCTTGGTATTGAGCGCCCGCTGAAGCCGCGCTTATAGCGGCAGTCGTTGCCGCTAAACCTGTCGCTGTGGCGTTAGCGGCGGTCGCGCCTAAAGCTTGTCCTATTACTGCAAAAAAACACATAATTATTATTTATAGATTTTAAATTGTTTATAACCGTCGATTGAACACTCTTCGAAGATGGCTCCTAACCAAACCAACCATCGCATGGAGAGTTTGTTGTCCGTCATAATGACGTTTGTAAGTACGTCATAATCGCCCATCATTCGTTCTATCCATTCTTTTGAGTGTTTAATAAAAGTCTTTTTAATGAGGTGCATTCGATGCGTTCCTAATAACCACGGTATTCCTACCTTCGGGTCTTCAGACGCACATACACCGAAGCTTCCAACCATTCGATAATCGTCGGTCAAGATCGTCCAAGCGCGTTCAGAGCGTTCGTAGGACTCTTTAAGAGCGATACGGGGATGATGACCCAGACCGATACACTCAAGCATATCCATCGTTCTCATATCGTCGTATACCTGTGGTAGATCAAAATCGCCTTTAGCGACTTCAATACGGCAGTCCGTATATTCTTTAACTGTATCGCCGGGATCGTGCATGAATGAAACTTTCGAACTCTGCCGCTAATAACTTCATAGGCAATGCAGAGGACGATTTAACTTTGATGACAACGTCATCGTGTTTGGTGTGGATTGGAAAGCGAAAGGAACCACTATCTAAAGCTAACGATCCGATTACAGCGTCCGCTCCAAGTGTGGTCGGATTAAACGCATAGGAATACGTGTCTCTAAATTGTGGTGTCACCTCAACGGTAAAGTGTCCAGTCTCATCGTATTCAATCGATCCGTTACGTAGGACTTGATTGGTAAAGTTAGATGCGGCACGTCCACCTCGTTCGGTAGGTTGCTTTAAGGTCTGCGTTGAAAACGTGTAGGAAGCTTCGTATTCAAACCCGACAAAGAACGCGGTAGAAGAGAAGTCGCCTTCAAGCGTGAACGAAGTAGTAGACACTTTAGTCACCGTTAAACGTAATCCGTCAGCGGTATAAGCGACGGTTCCTGCCGGGTCATAAGGCATTGTAGTAAAAGTCGTCTTGTTTGTAGTGGCGTTGTAAGATGCGGACAAAGCAGAACTAGCGACCCTACTGTCAAGATGTATCGAGTAAGTCTTACCTGTATCTTTATGTCCTGCTTCCATCGCCATCTTTTCAAGATGTCCGTCCTTGGTAATGATGAATAAATCACTATCGATAAATCCGCTTCCTACGATGTCCTTAGCGAAGTCAAAACGCATCCAAGCCGATTGTACTTTTTCCCTGTTCGTCCAGTAATATTTATAGACATACAAATGTTTTAAATTAGAGCCTGAAGCGGCGACTATAACGTCTTCACTAGGCGTACCTGAAAGACTGCGTAAGCTTGACGGTATGTAAGTAGGTACTTGAGAAGTGATTTCAGACGCGTCAAAAGTGTCCGTATTCTTATCGATAAAGAACTCGTACATTCCTTCGTATTGATCGCGTGGAAAACTGAAGTAGATATAGTTAGTAAGCGCGAGTGGAGCGATGTCACTAGACACGTTGTACTCGGTAATTGGCGATATGTTGACGGTTTTAGGCGTCAATAAATCAGAACCTCTTAACACGAACTGTGACTGAGGACTAAATAGAATGAGCTTCTCTTGGAACGGTATAGCGTGTTTAAGAAGTGATACCTTAGTGTGTGCGACTCCAACGTCGATTGGGGCGCTGTCAAGAAGCGATTGAGTAGTCGTTCTCCAGAAATTGAAATACGAATCAGCTTCGGAAAAGATGACGTTATTGTCAGTAAGAAATCCTAAACGGTTCTTAAAGAAGAAGATGTCGTTAATGGTGGTTCCAACAAAAGAAGGTAGAGGATTGGTAGATAGATTTCCCGCATACCTTTTTACCCAAGCCGCAGGACGCACACGATATGCGTTTATAGTTTTACCGTCCGTAGCAAAGCCGTTGTTAGTCGCGTCAGGGTCTGGAATAAGTTCGACAGGTAAAGTCGCAGGATCAAACGCTATTAGCTCTCCTACAGTTTGTCCTGTTTTAGAACCGTCGGAACCCCAACCCACGCATTCAACCCATGCTCCTTCTCCAAAATCTTCGTTATCTTTAGTTTCAAATTCGACGTAATAATCATCTTGATCGAGTTCAACGTCACCTCTGATTTTTACTTTAAAACCATCAAAACATCGAGCAGGAAGGTCAGTAATATAAGCAACCTCTTTATAAATAACGCCAAGACCTGTATTAGATAAACCGTCTTTAGCTGATATTTGAAAATCAAGCCCGTCAGATTTGCTTATCTTTATAAGGCTTCCTTGACGTTCTGCGTTTACCGTTCCTGAATCGGGAGTTGTAGTAGCTATAGCGCCCGTACCACCGCCTGTGTACGAAATCCAACTATCGCTAGTAGGTCCTGGATGCAGCTGCCATTGGCCCGAATCCCATGGCCTTGAAGTCGTTTTTTCGGTAATAGTAACCGTCGGTGGAGACGTATAACCCATACCACCGCTCGTTATATTTACACCTGTAACCACTCCTGAAGAATTAATAACAGCTACGCCTCTGGCTCCTGAGCCTCCGCCGCCTGTAAATTCAACTTCAACCTTTGCGCCGTAATAATAGCTACCTCCAGAGCCAGTCCCCGCGGGACGAAATAAATCAGGAGTTCCGGCGGGAGCATATTTTGATGCAAAGGGTAATACTTGTGTCTTAGTAGCCGTAGCGTCTGTTAGGTAACCGCTTCCTCCGTTTGTTATCGTAACGCTTGTAACACTCCCCGCGGTAACCGAGGTAAAAGCCGAAGTAAGCGCCGTTGCAATAACTTCAGAATCGGCGGCTGATCCTGTAGAGCCTGACGTAATGGACACAGAGTCAGCACCGTCAATGGTTATGGTGTAATTAGTGTTATAAGCGCCTTGTTTAACAAAGACTAAAGCTTCTTTTGCCAAGGACGGAGAAAGTTCTGTGGTCGTGTCGCCCGTCACTTGTTTATTAACGATGAAGGTCGAGTCAGCTACGGTAATGGCTTTTAAATCCTTTAACGGATCAGTAGCGGCGTTTAGATACGTTTGAGCGTCCGTAGCGTCTGTCGTTATAGGAAGCCCTGTAAGCGCGTCATAGACGTTTACGGAAGTCGTTCCGCCAGAATGATTAAAGACAGCGACGTGTTTATTTAAGCTATCTCGATTTATAAAATGTACTAAAGCGTCGTCTTCAAAAGACGTGTTTAGATTACCTACGTGTTCGGTATGGGGGCGTTTTGTAAGCCCGTCCACAACGGAACTAAAGGCGTTTATTTGTTCTTCAGCTTGTCCCGGAAACCTCAGATTGTCAGGCTGTTGCGAAACGCCTTGAACGAGGTTTGGTACGGAAGTAGTGAGTAACGGCATATCTAACGATCTATGACGCGTCTCACGTCGTAGTTATCAAATATCGTTCTATCAGCGTTCTCGCTGTCGCTTTCAACCGCTGTAGCCTTAGACACAACTTCGTCACGAAGGGTAAAGCTTTCGATCTCCTGCGAACCGAGAAACCGATTGGCGAACTTACGCGCCGCCCGAATCGTTATGTAGCTTCGAAACTGTTGTGGTAGTTCTTCGAAGGTAAGTTCAAAAGTGATAGTGACGTCTAAGTCTTGAGTAAAGACGTCGGTATGGTTTTTACGATCATAAAGCGTTGAACCGCGTTGAACGATGTCAATGTCGGTGTACTTCTCGATCGGTGTATCGATCTTCAAAACGTTGTTAGGAAGAACGAATTTATTAGCGGTGTCTCTTACCAACGGATATTCAAACTCAGTATTATAGTGCCAACCTTCGGATTGAACTTCTCGATTAACTTCGTTCAACACGTTTAAGGCTGTAACGACAGATACGGGAAGACTGCTTCCGACGATTGTATTAACAGGCGATTCTCCGATCACCCCAAGCATCGTGTTGACCGCTTCTAACTTAGTGGTAAGTGACATATATATAAATAGTTATAGTTAGGAAGTGAGCGAGGTCGAGGATAAAACGAATGAAAACCTCGACCCCGCCACACAACCAAACAAAAGGATTACTTCTGCAATTCGATAGCGCACTCAGGACGGAGAACTCCGTGACCCATAGCGTACTTCGCAATAAACAAAGTTCCTTGACGCTCCATTTGATACTCGGACTCAGTCGCGAGATCGAGAAGCTTTACGGTTCCAACAGCCGAAGGGTGAGCAACGATACCAAGCGAGTTGGTGAAGTTACCGTTATATCCGCTTCCGCTTCCACCGAATACATCATTAGATGCGGCTCCGTCACCAGTCGCTACAGCCGACAAGTCGGTTGATGGAAGGTGAGTGGATTTGTAGATGCTGATACCCGCAACTTGAGGGATGTTACCAGAAGCGATTGATCCTACGCCTCCAACGTCTTTATTGACGGCGGAAGAACCGATGGTCAATGCTCCGCTACCACCAGTAATGAGACGGTAGTATTCTTGAGGACGAAGTACGCAAAAGCGTCCGTCTTCAGGAACGTCGTTCTCATCAAGAGCTTGAGCGGCGGTGAACAACGCGGCAACCATTTGAGCGCCTGTAACGTCGTTGTTGGTGCTGTCATCTCCGCTGTCGGAAATGTCGCCCATAACGTTAGCAGATACATCAAGTACTCCTCCGTCTTTTCCACCAGTAATAGTAGCGGCGGAACGAGCGGCGGCGATGAACACTTTAGCGATTGCGGAATCAAAGCGGACAGCCAATGCTTTACCTAGCTCGGAAGCGTAGACGGAGCGGATGTCGTAGTGATTCTTTACATCGTCGATGGAACTCAAGAATGAGGAAGCCAAGAGAACGTCGTCAATAGTGATGATTCTCTCGTTCTTCTTGATGTCGCTCAAGTATGTGCTACCATTTACTCCACCTTCTTCTGCGATGTTCTGACCGGGAGTGTAGTAATTAGCGGTAGCAATTCCAGTTACAGGGAACTGCGCGCTTTTACCCGACTCAATGGTGCGGATAGTATGAAGAGCTTTGAATACGTTATTCTCTTCAAATGTCGTTAATATTTCGCCAGCAAATTTCTTCAAGAAGAGGGCGTTATCGTTATCGAAACTTCCTCCTACTGAATTCTTCTGACCGACGCGTGAGGGATGAGTTATACCTTCATTAGCCATAATTAATTTTCCTTATTTTAGGATTGATATTTAGTGATGATTAGTCGTCGCTTCGTCGGTCAGTTGTCCCGCGCACGGGGCTTGTCGTCTGTGCTTCGTCTAAAAGGGTTATTAGCGGCGTCCTCCGGGTGTGAAGTAGAAGCCCACGATCATTGGGAGGACAATGGTCGCCTGAA